CTTGGGCACATGGAGGCGCTTCTGACCTGATCCGCTGGATTCTCGCTGTTCAGGAAGGTGAAGTGAAGATGGCTGCTTACGCCGACGATCAAATCTGGGTGTTTAATGTGAAGGGCCGGCGCTATGTGTTGACGCCTGATTTCCGTCAGATGGACTCAAGTGTGCACAAAGAGACTGGTTATGTGTTCCGTGAGATCTTCAACCAAATGTTTCCAGATGCAACTCAAATGTGGAAGAATGTTGTTGACGCATTGGTTATTTTGGCTTTTTCCCATCCTCTCATTGTTTACAAAGGGATGACATATTGGAAGAGAGATAAACTCTCGACTGGTGTGACGGGAACAACTGAAATGGACCAATTAACGTCCTACACGTTCCACCTCATGATGTGGGAGGAGTGGCAGAAGTATCACCGTGCGTGGGAACGATCAATGAAAGGAGAAGTCCTTGACAAAGATTGTTTCACCATGGTTAAAGCTTTTGTTGCTCTTCTCCAAGAGAAATGCACGTGGTTGGAAATAAAACCTGAAACGCTCACTGTTTGGCCATTGAAAATCAATCCGGACAAGCCGACGTTTCTTCCTTTCAAATTTTTGGGTTTCCATCCTGTTGTTGTTGGCAAGAACGCTGCGAATGAATGGGTGGCTGTGCCTTCTCAAGAACCCCTTGAGTTGGTTAAGTCTCTCGTTTTTCCCAAAGTTCCATCCAAGTTGGAGAAGAATGATCTTTCTCTCACGCGGATGTTCCAAGTCACCTTCAACGGGGTGTATCTCTTCCCATCTTTGTATTCCGCAATTTGTCTCAAATTTGACGCTCTCATCAAGACAGTTGGGTTTACTCCACCAGACAACAACGGCGAACAGAAGGAAATTCAGTACACCGTTTTGGAGGAAGCCCTTGACTCTTATGAATCCATGCCAAGTGTTGCTGAAACCTTTTGGAAGAACAACAAGAGGTTCCCCACACGTGAGGAGTGCATGGCTTTGTTTTGTCCTGCCAACGATGCGAATGGCAATCACTCTGAAATCACTTTCTTTGCTGGGTTGACCTACACAGCTTCTGCGATGCCAACTTCCCAACCAGGTGCAAAACCTGTTGCTTTGGCGGCGTTTAAGGAGTTGTTTAAAGTCAATTCCAACTTGTTGGTTGAGACCCGAATGGAGATTCAACCTCCTGAGCTTGTCGGAACTCTCAAACACAAGCGTCCGAAGAAAGAGAAGTCGGAGAAGAAGCTTTCATTTGCTGGACCCAAAGTTGCTGAAGCTTCCAAAGCCCGTGAGGCCAAGGGAGAGAAGCGTGCTGGATCTGCAGTGAAATCATGGTTTGACATGGCGGAGGAAGAAGAATTGGAAGAGGAACAACATGAGTTTGATGAGGAAATTGGTTTGGACGACGAGTACGAAGTGTACGATGAAC